CACAAGTCGCATCGGCAATGGTGATTGAATCTTGGTAGTTACGGATAACTTCTTTGAAAGCCACATTGGGGTGCAATGTGATAAGTTCTTTTGCCAAGGTCTCGCCTGACAACAACGCAGCCGCAATGTATTTGTTACCAAATAAACCCGCGTAGGTATTTGGAGATACTGTTGGGCCACTCAAATTGATTTTGTTTAATTTATTGTTCATTTTAGTGGTTTAGTTAAAAAGTTGGTCGAATACTCGGTCTTTAATTGTCTTTTCACGCTTATCGCTAATGTGAAAGTGCATTTTACTTGTGGTTGTTGCTTCGGGGTTGAATGGAGTGTGTGGGGCGGGTTCAGTCGCCAATCTTTCTTCCAATTCAGCGTTCTGTGCTGACAATGCAACCTTTTCTGTTTCCAACGCTGACAAACGGGCTTCAAACTTGGCTTCAAGTTCTTTGATTTGTGCGCTGAAATACGATTCTTCCATTTCGGTTTTAGATTTCACGGTTTTCTTTGGTTTCATTCCCATTTCTTCCTTGATTTCATCTTTCATGATATCGTCTTGGGCTTCAACTTCCTCAACGATTTCTTCCTCAACTTCGGCTTCTTTCTTTGCGATTTCAACGATTACTCCGTTTTCATCAACCTCAACGATGTTACCATCTTCCATGGCGAATTCACCTGCGGGTGCGGGGATTTTACCATCTTCGGTTACGATAAACACGGCTTGGCCTACTTCAAAGGCATCCGCTTCAAAAATGGCTTGGCCATCTTCGGTTTTTACTTGTTCCAACGCAACGGCAACGGGTTCATTGATACCCAATTTTACCATGATGCGGTCCAAGATTGATTCTGCGTTCATACTCATAAAACTTTATTTTTTTAGATTGTTAGATTTTCGATATTCCAATAAAAGGTCTTTGACCTCATCAAGTAATGATGGTTGTTTACTCATCTTCATTTTGTCTGCGAAATAACCCTCAATGCTGAATCCTTTGAACTTGCCATCTTTGGCATCATTCCACACATCATCGTTGGTAATTTTCAAACAACCCATCCATGTACCAATCGGATCGTTCATCCCGTAGATGGCTGATTTGTCCTTTTCCATGTCCTCTTTAATCCAAGTTTCAACCATGCAAACATCTTGAACCGCCAATTCGTGTTCAATAGTGGCGTTGCCTTGATTGCCCTTCATCAAAAACATCTGTGATGCTTTGCGTACGGTATCCTTTGAAAAGTAAATGTAAAATTCATCCATAGCCCCATCCACAATTTGTTTGCGGTATATGGGTTTGTCTGGAATAAGAATCGGACCCATCAAGATGCGTTTTTCTGCATCTACCTTGGCAAACTTTACTTCATGGGATTTTAACGCAACAAAATTGGATTCAATGGCGGGGGCTTCCACGATGCTTATCGCATCAATGCCACTTGCCATTTGTTGTTCATCCAATATAAGTTCAACGATTCTCATATTCCGCTACCACCGAAGATTTTGTCTATTTCAAACAATTTCGCCAATACTTGTGATTTGATTTTGGCTTCCTTGCTTGTATCTTTTTTGAATGATGCGTAACTATTGGCAAACGCTTTTGGTGGTTCAACTCCCAATGTTGCCATTTGCTTCAACGCATTTTCAAATTCAGCCAACAATGGTTTTGGGTCTTGATTCGCACTTCTCAACGCTTTTTGTGCATCATTCAATGCAGAAATTGCCTTTGATTGTACTTTCATATCTTCAAAAATAAATTGGTCTGCGGCCTTCATGATTGCATTCACATCCATAGCCAAGTCAACTTTAACTGCGCCTAACTCAACTGATTGAACGGCACTTGATGCCATGAATTTTTCAAATGATGTTTTCATATTTTATGCTATATCTAATTGGTCTAATACTTTTATATTTTTATTTGCAAGGTTAATTTTCCCCTCAAAATCTTTTGTCCAACGGGTAAATGCACCAATCAATTTTTCATCACCCAATGTTTTTGCCATCTCTAAACCTTTTTTGGCTTGTGCTAAACCATTGTTGGAAACCTTGATTGAATCTTTAAGCATTTGTCTTGACTTGGCAATGTTTGAACCAATTAATGCCTTATCATAAGCATCAATACTAATGTTCACCAAATCATCTAACAACCCTAATTCAACTCTAATACCTTTCAATTGCATAACCATATAACGATTTATCCTGGGAATGTTGCGTTTTGTTGGATTCTGCGGTCAAGGGCTTGTTGTGTACTCATGTCCGTTGCAACTGCATACGCCTTGATTGGCTTTTGGTTTTGTTGTGCCAATGACCTTGCTATCTGCGCCGATGGGTCGGCTGAACCACCCACGATTGATACACTTGGTCCGCTTGGTGCGGATGATGATGTGTCCGTTGCACCTGGTACGGGCGTTGATACCATTTTACGCACATTGGCAAATCCCGCTGCGATGATGGCCGCTGCATTGATGTATCCCAATGGTGTACCCGCTCCCGCTGCCAATGCCTTGGTTGCACCCGCATAAGTGTCAATGATTGCACCCGCAACCGCCAATGTCTTTGCTGTGGCCGTTTCTTCACCAACTGCATTTCCCAATGCTGAAAGTGCGTTTGATGTGGCATCCATGATTGCCATCTTTGCATCAAATTCCTTTTGTGCCAAATCCTTCTTTTGGGCTTCTTCATCCTTGGCAATGTCGATACGCTTGTTTGCCAATTGTTGTTCCAATTCGGTTGTGGATTGCCCCGCATCCTTTCGGGCTTGGATTTGGTTTTGTAACCTTTCCAATTCCAAATTTGTCAACGCATCTTGAAGTTCTTTTTCGTTGGTCAAGGTTTGTGACAATCTCAATTGTTCTTTGGCGTATTGGTCATCAATGAACTTGGCTTCATCCTCGGCGGATTTTTCCATGAACGCCTTCAATTCTTCGTCTGCCTTTTTCTTATCATCCAACTTTTTCTTTTCGGCATCCGTTGCGATTTGCCCCAACTTAATTTGGTTGGCTTCTTCCGCTTCTTGAATTAATCGGTCTTTTTCTGCCTTGGTGTATTTGCCCCGTGCAATTTCCCGTTTGGCGTTATCCAAATCAAACTCGGCTTGTTTCTTTGCCTTTTCTTCTTCGTCTTGAATGGAATCAATGATGTTCTTTCTGTCGGCTTCGCGGATTTTGTCCGATGCTTCACGCCTTTGTGATGCGTATTCTTTTTGTTTTTCAACCAGTTCCTTTTGGCGATCCGCTTCCGCTTTGGCCATTTCCTTTTTGCGTTCTTCTTCTTCTTTGTCAAGTTTTTTGGCTTCACGATTAAACAACCTCCGTTTGGCTGCCAATTCCGTTTCTGCGTTTTGGGTTGCAACAACGGCATCGCTGATTGCCTTTTTAGAATCCTCGGTTTGTCCGTTTAACTTTTGGTCTAAACGGGCTGCGGCTAACCTATCTTGTGCAAACTTTAATTCATTGGCTGCTAAATCGGTTTCGCTTTTTCGCACTTGTTCCAATGCCTTTTGTCTGTCTGCCAATGATGCGTTTGAATCTGATAACAATTCACGGGCTTGTGCCAATTCCTTATTCCCCTTTGCACGGGCTTCATTCAATGCCAATTCCCTATCCTCTAATTCATCTTGCATCGAGGCAAGTTTACTTCCTTCCGATGCTGCCGAACCAAACAAACTGGCAACCAATTCCAAACCATTTGCCAATCCATCAACAAGCAATGTGGCAAACCCTGAAACGGCTTGAATGATTGGGTTCAATATAGCCCCGAAAATGGATGTAACACGGGCAAGGGCATCCATACCCGCTTCGCTCTTTGTTAGCGCAGCACGAAGCCCCGCAAATATGCCCACAAGCGCAGCCAATATCGCCCCAAGTGGGTTGGCTACCAATGCCATCATTGATTTACCCACACCCGTAAATGCGGATGCAGTTCGCCCCAATGAACCTGGCAATTCGCCAAACTTATCACTCATGTCGGATAACTTGGATGTCAAACCCGATGCCGCTTGTTTGGCACTACTTGCGAACTTGCTAAACGAGGATTCCGCTTGGTCAACCTCGGTGGTGTCCACCTTTACTTTATAATCTAATTCTTCCGCCATGACTTAATTTTTCTTTTATATTGTTTTGCAACTTGCGTTAATGTTTGGTTGTATTGGTATTTTCCTTTGGCGATTTCCACCGTGTCGGATACACCATACCATTCTTGTGATTGTAAAAGTTGAATTATCTGTGTTATCATTTTTTAAGTACTAAAAAGTTTGCTTTTTGAATTACGATTGTATGGCTTGCACCCGTTTGAACCTTCCAAACAAATGTCACTTCATCCGTAGGGGCTAAATCCAAAATGGTTTCCATGTTCACGCTATGGTGGTTAGAATCGGTCAATCCATAAGCGGTGGTTTCAATGCCGTTTACTTGGATTTCAAACTCAATTTGTTTGTTTCCACTTTGCCCAAATGCACACATGGCCGTGAACTTGTATTGGCCTCCATCGGTACACACATACTTGGAAAGTGGCATATCTGATGTGATGTTATCCACATACCCAATCGTTTCTGTCGTTTCCATTGGAATCGGGTCCCAAATCGTTGAATCTGTGGTTCTTGATGTGACGGTGTTTCTGTACATCGTGATTTGGTTGAATTGCAAAATGGATTGTACATTGTTCACTTGCTGAACCAAACTAAACACATTGTTTTGGTTATAATCAATGTCTTGGTTGGTGTCCAAATAATCTTGGCCGTTGAACTTGTATGAATTCATGATACCCTTGGCAACCGAATAATTCTTCAAATAGGTCAAACCAAATGGGGTTTCTGTTGGGTTGGTGAAATCGGGCTTTTGGCCAGTGGTTGTGAACCTCATGATTTCAACATCGGGGTATGTCACCAATTCTAAATTGGCAACCTCCGTTAACATATCGTATTGGATTGATTGCACTTTGTAGTAATTGGACGAAATGGCAATGGTGTCATTTAATTTAAGGTTTAACCATTCCCCCACGGGTAGTATTGCAGTCATTTTAACCACCCTTGATTGCGTTGAATACATTCGGGTGAGGTATTCTGTCCAATACATATTGTACATGGTCTGTGTGGGCGCATCTCCACGCAATGACAATTCCAACCCAAATGCGTTTGAATAACTTGTGGATAAAGTTGGATACTCCGAATATGGTGTCATCAATGGCATCACATATTGGGTTATCCCGTTAAAAAACCATGTATCCGAAACCGATTGTTTACCCCCGTAATAAAACAAAGTGTAATCTTGTTGCACGGGCTTGGAATCTTGGTCCATAAACACGGGAACATTCAATTCGCTTTTGCGTACAATCTGCCCGTTGGCGTTTACTTGGTTCATTGCTTGTGGGGCAATAACATGAAACGGGGTTTCAACATTGAATTCATCCGTTGGGTAATCAATCAACGGCATAAACTTAACACTTCCGTATTCTCTTTTGTTGATTTGCTTGTAATAAGCATTCGCCAAACAAGTTGATTCTTGGTGAGTGAACGATACATGGCGTGGAATTGGGATTTTATCATGTTGAATATCCTTCACATCCACAAATCGTGTCCAATTTCGTGTTGTTCCAAGTGCCAACCAATCTTGAAGGTTGTGAATTTCAATTTCGGTTTCACTCACGGGAACCAATATGCAGTTAAAACCTTGCAAAACACCATTTACAAAGTCCTTGATGGGCTTTTGTGGCATTGCATCATCCATATGTATTGTGTTTCCGTTAATGCCTTGTGGGGCTTTAAAACACTTGAATGTGATTGAGATGGTTGACCAGTTGCCCGTGGCACGATAACGCACCGAAACAACATCCCCACCATTCAATTGTTGGTTGAAACTGAATCCACGCGGACCGCTTGTGGCCGTAAATGTACCCAATGCGGGTGCAAATAACTTCCGACCATTCACAAAGAAGGCAATTTCCAAACTTTGCAACGGCACACCTGGGGCGGTTACGCTTAATGTGTCAATTGAGAATTGGTAAAACCCACCACGATTCACTGTGTAATCTCCCGTTGCGGGGTCGTAGTTGCCCGATGGGTTTGAAACAATGGATGGGAATATCAATTGGGTGTATGTCAATACCCCCGATGTTGCGGTAAATGATTGTGGTGAATTAAATGCGTGTGATGTCCCTGGCAATGTATATTCGGGGTCGTACAAAGGACCTGCGGTTTGCATCGGCAACACATACAAATCATCCATTTCAGGGCGTGTCAAAAACGAACCACCCAATGTCAAACCAATTTCAGCAAATGCGGTTGTGAGCATTGCCCTCAATCTAATTGCGGGGCGTAAATCATCCACTTCAACACCACGGCTTTGGTAGATGTTACCATTCACTCCCGTGAGTTTAGAATATCTCCACCCTTGGTTGTAATCTGCAATTGGCCACAATATGTCACCGCTTACCAATGATTGATCCCACGAAGAAATGATGTTGGCATAATTGGCCACATGGTCGTAATCACTCCAATCCACTTCGTTCATGAGGGTTTCACCCCATTTGTCCAAAATCTTCTTGGTAGTACCATAAAAAATGATGTTGTAAAGTTGTGGTAATCCGTCTTGGAATTTGCATCCTATCAACTCAACCCTACCTTCAAACACGGGCAAACCATGAATGAAGATAGTTGCATTTTTACCAAGGTTGGGATTCCATGTACCCATCACCAAGTTTTCATCGAACCAGTTGGCAAAGATTTGGTTGTTGGTGTCTGATGCGGGGATTTGGAAATCCTTTGTGTAATCTGTCCACACCGTGGAAAGGTTCATCAAGTCCTTCAACTGCCTTGTGAGTGGTATTGATTCATCGTTAAACAAATCAACGGGTATTAACTCACTGAATGTTCCTCCCAATGCTTCCAACTTTTCAACACAACATTCTTGGCCTTCAACATAACCCGAAATCGTGCGTTGGTAATACGCCGACATAATCGGGGTGATGGTGTCCGTGTTGTTGTCTTGGATTGATAAACTAAAACGAATCATCGTACAATCTTGTTAATTTTAGGTTGGTTGTACTCTAACTGAATGGTGTACAAAATCAACTTTTCGTTCACCCTTGTTTTGCGTTCAAATGCGGTGTCCATCACCCGTGCGGACAATACTGTGCTACCATCCAACATCAGAATGTTTGTGGAATAAAACATTTGTTCAACCACCTCAACATCATTTTCACTTATCCAATCCGTGTTCACTGTCATGGTTTCAACTGAATTGGTCAAATAGGGCGTTGTAATTCCCACCCCGTATGTCCATGCTTCGGCCATGTCCGTCTGTTTGAATATGGGTTGTTCGTATCTTTCTTTGGTCACTGCAAAAGTGGATTTGTAAACACCATTGAAAAGGAACGAATCGTAAACCCCGTATTTGTTTAGGAATAAAACATCTTGTTGTCCGTACTTATTCTCGCACACAAAATCCACGGGAATGACAATATCATCACCCGCCTTTACAAAAGTGATGTTGATGTCCGCACCCCATGTTCCACCCGCAGTGATTAGTTGCTTTAATTCAATGCCTTGGATAAGTTGATCCGAACCCGTCACCGTGTTTGGGGTAATGGTTGCACTTCCACACACAATGGATGTAATTACACTTGCATCATACCAAAGATAAGCCGTTGGTGTTGCCGTGGTCAATGTTACTTTTGATTTGTCCGTGAATACATATTTGGTTGGATAACCTTGGTTGAATCCTTCCGAACTGTAAGCGTATCCCGCAGATGCCAAACCCACATTGCTTGTAACATAACTTGTAAATGTTAGTGTTGCCCCAACATAGTATGCACCCCGTACCTTTACGGCAAATCGCTTTGCACCGCTTCCGATGTTTGGTTTGTAAGTTCCATTGATTAAAAAATCACGGGTCACTTCTTGTTGCACCAATTTGTGGATGTCAATCCATCCACGCCCACTTCCGTATTGGTCGGGCTTTCTGTTGATAGTCCAATTTGGCGTTGCGGGAATTGTTGCCGTTCCACTCCACACATACACATCACATTGATAATAGAATTTGTCTGATGTATAAAGTGCATCGTAAAATTGATACATGATTGGGGAATTACATCCCACTATTGATTCGGGTTGTTGGTTGAAAATCATCGCTTAAATCTATTTTTAATATCTTGTGCCATTGCTTTTGTCAACGCCTTGTTGAATGATGGTAGTATCTCGGTGCGTGCCATTGTCACAAAAGGAAACGGCTCAATACCAAAGTGTTTTATCTTCCTATTCATTG